TCACGCTTCCTCGTGCTGCAGCACACCGACGAGCTGATCGAGCAGAACCGCGCGACGATCGGGTCGGTCGCCGGCCTGTCCGCCTCGGTGGTAAAGGCTGAGCGCGATGACTGGTCCGGCCAGGTGGTGTTCGGCAGCGTGCAGACGCTGGCGCGGGCCGGGCGGCGCGCGAGGATGGCGACCGTGTCACACCTCGTCATCGACGAGTGCCATCGCGCTGCCGCCGACAGCTACCAGGCCATCATCGGTCATGCCCGCTCGCTCGACCCGCAGGTCAGGCTGCTCGGCCTCTCCGCGACACCGGAACGCGGCGACGGCAGGTCGCTTCGCCGCGTGTTCAGCAATGTCGGCTTCCACCTGCCGATCTCGGCACTGATCGCCCGAGGCATCCTGGTGCCACCGCGCACCTACACCATCGACCTTGGCGTCGGTGACGCACTCGGCGATGTCGGTGCCGCCGGCGGCGACTACGACATGGACGCCGCCGCCCGCGTGTTGAACCGGCCGGTGCTGAACGAGGCGGTGGTGGAGCACTGGCGCGAGCGCGCAGCTGACCGGCGCACCATCGTCTTCTGCGCCACCGTCGCCCATGCCGAGGCAGTTGCCGCCGCCCTCCGGGAGGCCAAGATCACCGCCGGTACGGTGACGGGCGAGATGCCGGCCCGCGAGCGCGCCGAACTGCTGGCGCGGTTCGATCGCGGCGAGGTGCAGGTCATCACCAACTGCATGGTGCTGACCGAGGGGTTCGACAGCCAGCCGATCGGCTGCATCGTCGTGCTGCGCCCGATGCTGCACCGGGGCACCTTCGTGCAGGCGATCGGGCGTGGGCTGCGCAAGGTCGACCCCGAACGATTTCCCGGCATCGTCAAGACCGACTGCATCGTGCTCGACTTCGCCGGCGCGGCGCTGCGGCACGGCTCGATCGAAGCCGACGTGCATCTCGACGAGGAAGAGGACGTCGAACCCGGAGCGCGACCCTACAAGACCTGCCCGGACTGCGAGGCCGATGTGCCGCTCGGCACCGTCTGCTGTCCGTTCTGTGGCCATGTTTGGCAGCGTGAGATCCGCGAGAAACGCGCGCTGGTGCGTTTCGAGCTCACCGAGATCGATCTACTCGGCCGCTCCCCATTCCGCTGGTGCGACCTGTTCGGCGACGACCACGCTCTGATCGCCAGCGGCTTCGACGCCTGGGGTGGCGTGTTCTTCGACGGCACCCACTGGCACGCGGTCGGCAAGTCCCGCGGCGGCCGGCTGCGCCACATCGGCGTGGGAGAACGCATCCAGGTGCTGTCGGCAGCGGACGACTTCCTGCGCCAGGCCGAGACAACCGATGCCGCCGGAAAGAGCCGCCTGTGGCTGTCGCATCCCGCCAGCTTGCGGCAACGCGAACTGCTGCGTCAGGCCGGTGGGCCGGATGCATCCCTCGACTTCGGCCTCTCGAAGTACGCCGCCAACTGCCACCTGAACTTCCTCTGGCACCGCGCGGCGATCAAGGCGGCGGTGCTCGGCTCGACGCTCGGGAGGGCGGCATGAGCGCCGCCCGCGATGCCGATCGGGGTGGCACCACCTTGCCTGTGTTCGGTTTGCCGCCGACCGGCGCGTGGCTTTGGCTGGTTCGACCCGACGCCATCGAAGCGGCCGCGGCCACCTGCCTGGTTCTGTTCCATCACCTGCCAAGGCTTCTGGTGGCACTCGGCGCGGGACTCTCTCGCCATGGTTGACCTCAGCGAACAGGAGCGCGCCGCCCTGCGCGCGGCGATGAAGCCGGTCGCCGAGGTGATGGCGGAGATCGGCTGGACCACGACGCTGAACGCGCTGACCGAGGCGCAGGTACTGACGCTCGTCGAGGTCGCAGTGGGCGGCTTCCAGGACGCCATGCGCGCCACGGCGAAGATCATGCCGGAGGAGATTCCCTTCTGATGGCGGACGCTGTCCTCGATTTCAATCACCGCCCCAAGGCCCCCACCGCGGCAGACGCGATCAATGCGCTGATCGACGCCGCACTGGTCGCCGAGAGCGGCACTCGGCCACGGCGGGAGTACCTCGGCGGTTCGCGTCTCGGCGATCCTTGCGCGCGGCGGCTGCAGTATGAGCACCTTGATGTGCCGCGCGACCCGGGCACGGACTTCTTGGGTCAGACGCTGCGGATCTTCGCTGTCGGCCATGTGTTCGAGGACCTCGCGGTCGGCTGGTTGCGCCAGGCCGGGTTCGATCTGCGGACACGCAACCGGACCGGCGAGCAGTTCGGCTTCTCCGTCGCGGGCGGACGCATCCAGGGGCACATCGACGGGGTGATCGTCGGCTGCACCAGCGTGGTTGCGGTGCCGGCGCTGTGGGAATGCAAATCGGCCAATGCGAAGAACTGGCGGGACATCACCCGCCGCGGCGTGACGTTGGCCAAGCCGGTCTATGCCGCGCAGATCGCCCTCTACCAGGCCTATATGGGCCTGACCGATACGGCGGCCCTGTTCACCGCGGTGAACAAGGACACGAGCGAGCTGTACCACGAGTTGGTGCCGTTCGATGGTGCGCTTGCCCAAGCCACCAGCGACAAGGCAGTACGCGTGCTGCGCGCGTGCGATGCCGGCGAGTGGCTTCCGCGCGTAGCGGCCGAGGCGGGACATTACGAGTGCAGCTACTGCCCGTGGCAGACGCGGTGCTGGTCATGAGCGCGGCCCCGATCGCTCCCACGCCCGTGGCGCCGGACGCGAGCATGATTGCGACCTACGCCGACATCGTCTTCGGCTACTGCGACGGTTGGGTCCCAGTCCGCGCGCTGGCCGAGAAGGGCACGCCCGACCGGCCGCCGCACACGCCATTCATCGCTGCCGACGGGGACCTGGCGGCCAAGCTCGTTGTGCAGGCGTGCTGGGCAGCGGGGGCCGGCGTGGCGCTATTCATCGTGCCGGGCACGGTCGCCGCCCCCGGCGACGCCAAGGCCGACGACGTCGTGCGCACCCAGGTGGTGCTGGTCGACATCGATGCCGGCGACATCGCCGCCAAGCGCGCTCACCTGGTGCACCATCTCGGTGTTCCAAGCCTGGAAGTCGCCTCGGGCGGGATCACGGCGGAAGGACAGCGCAAGCTGCATCTCTACTGGCGGTTGATGGAGCCCGCTGAAGGCGATGATCTCGTCACGGTCTGCCGGCTCCGTCACGCCATCGCGGTGAAGGCCGGCGGCGATCCGGCGTTTCGCTCGGCGCACCAGCCGATCCGCGTCGCCGGCTCCGTCCATGCGAAGGGCGGGACACAGCGGCTGGTCGAAATCCTGGCGGCGGGCGGCGCCGACCGCGACCTCGCCGGCCTTGCCGAGGCGGTGGTGGCGATGCCACCACTGGTCGCCGCAGGCGGCACCATGCCGGCTGATGGTAGTGCTGCTCCACTCGACTTCAATGGGGCCTGCGGTTCGGCCGGCGATGTGCCCAGCCTGTTCGGCCAGCGCATCCGAGAAGGCGGCGTGGACGGCACCACCCGCTTCGAGGCGCTCTCGCGAGTCATCGGCTACTGGATCCGCCGCTGCCGCGAGGGCCACGTCACTCCGGCCCAGGCCTGGCAGGAAATCAGCGACTACAACGCTGCCCGTATTGACCCGCCCTGGCCGGAAGACCGCCTGCGGCATGAGGCCGAGCAGCTCTGGCGCCGAGATGCCACCCAGCACGGCGCTGACCCGACCGATGAGGCCGATGCCGCCGTCGAGATCAATACCGATGACGGTAACATCCTGCCGGTCGGCTTCACCGAGGACGCGCTGGCTGCCGACTTCAGCACCCTCCACGGCGAGGATTGGCGCCACGTCGCCGTGTGGGGCGCCTGGCTGACCTGGACCGGGGCGCGCTGGGAGCGCGAGGGCACGCTGCGCGCCTTCGACCTCGCCCGGAGCGTGTGCCGCGCCGCCGCCAATCGCGCCAACACCATGAAGGTCCGCGCCAAACTGTCGCAGGCCTCTACCGTCTCTGCCGTGGAACGGCTTGCTCGCGCGGATCGCCGGCATGCCACGACCGCGGAGGTCTGGGACTGCGATCCCTGGCTGCTCAACACCCGCACCGGCGTCGTGGATCTGCGCACCGGCACACTCGCGCCGCACGACCGCACGCTGGCCATGACAAAAATCACTACCGCGGCGCCGCAGGGCGACTGCCCGATCTGGCTCGGCTTCCTGACCCAGGTGACCGGCGGTGATGCCGAGTTGCAGGCCTATCTCCGCCGCGTGGTCGGCTACGGCCTTACCGGGGTCACCACCGAGCACGCGCTGTTCTTCCTCTACGGGACCGGCGCCAACGGCAAGTCGGTGTTCGCTGGCGCGCTGACCGAACTACTCGGCGACTACGCCACGGTCGCGCCGATGGACACGTTCATGGCGACCAATGGCGACCGCCATCCGACCGACATGGCGGGGCTGCGCGGCGCTCGGATCGTCACCTCGATCGAGACCGAGCAGGGCAGCCGCTGGGCGGAGAGCAAACTCAAGGCATTGACCGGCGGCGATCGCATCACCGCGCGCTTCATGCGGCAGGACTTCTTCGAGTTCACCCCGCAGTTCAAGCTGATGGTGGCGGGCAACCACAAGCCGTCGATCCGCAACGTCGACGAGGCAATGCGGCGCCGGCTGCACATGGTGCCGTTCACCGTCACCATCCCACCGGCAAAGCGCGACAAGCAGTTGCCAGCCCGACTGCTCGCCGAGCGCGACGGCATCCTGGCCTGGGCGCTCCAGGGCTGCCTGGAATGGCAGCGCATCGGCCTGCGCCCACCGACCACCGTCATCGCGGCAACCGACGAATATTTCGAAGCGGAGGACGTACTGGGCCGCTGGCTCGCGGAAGCCTGCGAGCGCAGCGCCAATCAGATCGAGCTCACCGGGGCACTGTTCGCCTGCTGGAAAGCATGGGCGGAGGCCGGCGGCGAGTACGTCGGGTCGATGAAACGCTTCTCCGAGGGGCTGACGAACCGCGGCTTCGACCAGCACCGCGAGGGCAGCGGTCGATATCACCGCGGCCTGCGCCTCCGCCAGCCCATCACCCCCGCTGACCCCATGCAGTTCTGACCGAGGAGATCGGGTATGCAAGCTACTGAAATCACGCCCGTATTCGTTTCGATGACGGATATGACGGGTTGTACCCAAACACCCGTTACGCGCGTGCGCGCGTGCGCGGGTAACGGGGATTACCGAACAACCCGTCATATCCGTCATCGTAATGAACAGCCATCGAACATCCTCGCCCTTGACCTCGGCACTACGACCGGCTGGGCACTGCGCACGAGCGACAGCCGCATTACCTCCGGCACCATCACCTTCAAACCGAGCCGGTTCGAGGGCGGAGGCATGCGCTACCTGCGCTTCCGGCGCTGGCTGGCCGAGATCGCCGACTTGGCCGGCGGGCTGGGGCGCATCGCTTTCGAGGAGGTCCGCTCCCATGCCGGCACCGACGCGGCGCACATCTATGGCGGCTTCCTCGGGCAACTGACGGCATGGTGCGAAGAACGCGCGATCCCCTACGAGGGCGTTCCAGTCGGGACCATCAAGCGGTTCGCGACCGGCAAGGGCAACGCTGGCAAGGAGGCGGTGATCGCCGCCATGCGAGCCCGCGGCTTCGCGCCGGCAGACGACAATGAGGCCGACGCACTGGCCCTGCTGCTGTGGACCATCGAGGTCCAGGGAGGCGTTCGGTGAGGCTCCCCGGTGCACCACTGCCACCACGGTGCTCGTTGGACCGGACCTGCAGCGCCACCACCGCGCCCGAGATGGACAGCATGCGTCGCCGCGCCTGGCACGAGCAAGGAATCGCAGCCCTGCCCGTCAGCGACATTACCGATCCCTGGCTGCGTCAGGCCATCACCAACGAAGCCACGCGGCGCTGGGGCGCGCGCAGCACAGGAGGGAATTATGACCGCTAAGCGGAAGGCGAAGCGTGCAGTGGCCGAGCACGAGGACCTGTCGAAGCCGACGAAGTGGCGGATGCAACATTGCGAGTTTGCACCGCCGAGCCATGACACTGACCCCGAAACGGGCTTGGTGGTCACACACCATCGCTCCGTCGACACACTCGGCATGATGCTGGCCAACGGGACGATCACGCAGGAGATGCATGACGCCGGAGGGCGATTTCGTGCGCTGTTCCGCCGTGCTGCACTGGATTCGCTGAGCAGCTCAGCTCTGGTGCGACTGCCGGGCAAGACCGCGCATTCCCTGTCGGATGACCAAATCGATGCCCGGCGTCAATTGGGCGAAGCGATCGACGTGCTCGGTGGGCACGGCAGTGCAGCGGGGTCGTGCGCGTGGCACATTCTTGGACTGGAGACATCGATCCGGGAGTGGGCCATCCGTTGCGGTTGGGGCGGTCGCATGGTGACGCCTCCGCAGGCGCAAGGAATGCTGGTGGCGACGCTCAGTGTGCTCGCGGGACATTTCGGTCTCTCCGCACGGCCGCGGGCAGCGTGATGATGGCGCAGACACGAGTGGTGACGAAGAAATCCCGCAACTTGCGTAATCAAGCGAAGATAAGCGCAGGAATGTCGCGTTGCGCTGTGGAACCCGGAAAGAGTATGCTGTTGATAGGTCAAGAGAGTGTGAACCACCCTCTTCCACCGGGCAGGACGGCCTTTCATCTGCCATCGTTTCTGGATCATCCCCTTGCCTTGGAAGCCGCCCATCCACCGTCCGCCCGGCTGGCAGCGGGCGAAGCGGGCGCGCACTGATGCGCTCGACCGTGCCTACGGCACCCAAGCCTGGCGCAAGCTCGCCGCCGCGGTGATCGTTCGTGACCGGGGTATCTGCCATCTCTGCGGTCAGCCCGGAGCCGACACCGGGCACCACCTCGTCGAGAAGCGACGCGGCGGCACCGATGACCCCGCCAACCTTCGGGCGGTCCATCGCGGCTGCCACAACCGCGCCCATGGCGGGAGGGGGTTTTTCCACAAGCAAGAACCGTGCCTGCGACCGGCATTGGGTTTTGCGTATCCGTGGCCAAAATGAAGAAGGGGGGGGTGACGATGCCGGACGGCGCGACGCCGCGTGACCTGGCGGTCAAATACCGCCCGCTCGACAGCCTGATCGCCTATGCCCGTAATGCCCGCACCCACTCCGATGCGCAGATCGCCGAGATCGCCGGCTCTATCCGGGAATTCGGCTTCACCAACCCGGTGCTGGTGGCGGAAGACGGCACGCTGATCGCCGGCCATGGCCGCGTGCTCGCCGCCCGCAAGCTCGGCATGGACGAGGTGCCGGCGATCGTGCTGACCGGCCTGTCCGAGACGCAGCGCCGCGCCCTGGTCCTCGCCGACAATCGCATCGCCATCAACGCCGGCTGGGACAACGATCTTCTCGGGCTCGAATTGAGCGACCTGCAGTCGGCGGGCTTTGACCTCGGTTTGACCGGCTTCACCAGCGCCGAGATTGCCGACCTGCTGAAGCCGGTCAGCGCCGGCGGCACTGCCGAGGATGATGGCGCTGCTGACGAAGTGCCGGAGCCTGCGGCCGATCCGGTGGTGCGGTCGGGTGATCTGTGGTTGTTCGGTAAGCATCGCCTGCTCTGCGGCGACAGCACCAACCCAGCCGATGTGGCCCGCGTCATGGCAGGCGACGCCGCGGCGCTGTGTTTCACCAGCCCGCCCTATGCCCAGCAGCGCGATTACGCCAGCGGCGGCATCGGGGATTGGGATCGGCTGATGCAGGGCGTGTTCGCCGCGCTGCCGATGGCGGAGACCGGGCAGGTCCTGGTCAATCTCGGCCTTGTGCATCGCGACGGCGAGTGGCAGCCCTACTGGTCGGACTGGATCGCCTGGATGCGCGCCCAGGGCTGGAAGCGGTTCGGCTGGTATGTCTGGGATCAGGGCCCGGGCCTGCCGGGCGACTGGAATGGCCGCCTGGCGCCGAGCTTCGAGTTCGTCTTCCATTTCTGCCGGACGCCTCGGAAACCGAACAAGACCGTGGCCTGCAAATGGGCCGGGCACATCAACGACAGCCACGGCGGCATGCGGGCGAAGGACGGCACCGTCGGCGAATGGACGCATGCCGGCCAGGGCGTGCAGGACACCCGCATCCCCGACAACGTGATTCGTGTCACCCGGCACAAGGCACGCGGCATCGAGACCGAGCACCCGGCAGTGTTCCCGGTGAATCTCGCGGCCTTCGTCATGGAGGCCTATGCCGATCCGGGCGCGATCTGTTTCGAGCCCTTCGCCGGCTCCGGCACCTCACTTGTCGCGGGACAGCGGACGGGGCGGCATGTCCGGGCGATCGAATTGGCGCCGGTCTATGCGGACGTGACGCT